AAATGAGTAACCATGAAAACGAAATGCTCAAAGAGAATATCTTTGACATGTGGGTGGAGTATCTGGAGTTGGAAGGGTGGCCGAAAGGCGATCCCGAAACTTACAAAGAAGCTGTACGTAGAACTGAATCAGAATGGCTGGAGATGAACTAATGAACGGACTCAGAATACATAGCGTTGATAACATCAAAGTAAAACGTGACGACTTTGAAAGTTTCACAACCATAACGGTAACTGTCACTGATAAAACTGACCAAGACTTTGAGCTAACTTTATTCACAGACAAAGACTTCGTACCTAACATGGAGATAGAGCATGTCGATGATTGATTTCGTAGAGATAGAGCTTGGTGGTGACAAGTGGAAAATAACGTGGGACACCAGAACCCGTAAGAAAATCAAGACCACGGGTGAAAAAGCTGGCCTTGTTCATACGATATATTCTCTAAAAGACTTGACGCCAGCACAGGCATATGATATAGCTATGCTTCAACTTGAGTGGCTGAAAAAGGATCAGGTCTATGTTATCTAAACAAGAGTGGGACGAACTGCAACAGCTATCCTTCACCTACATGCCAGAGTGGTGGTATAATCTTGAAGAGCGTGACGCTATGTATGAAGCGTATGTGAAAGGACATCAGGAATGGAAGAAAAAAGAAAGCGTAAAGGTTCTGTGGGGAACTCCAAGCGTGGACACGGAGTGAAGCGCAACCCACATGCAAAGGTATTAGAACAATACCTGTACCGCAATCGCATCCTTCCCAATAAGAAGAAGGATGTTAAACCGGAGATTGATGATGAGTAAAATGAAAAACTGGATGATGGACATTGAAACTTTCTGTAATGGATACTATCACGGTGGCATGAACGACTTCACTGTTGGTGAGGTGGTTGAAGATGTTGAGATGTTCTTCAAAAGTAATGAAGCGACAAAGTACGCCAAACGGTATCTCACTGAAAAATTGGGGGAAGAATGAACATATTCTATCTAGACAAAGACCCAAAGAAGTGCGCTGAAATGCACTGCGATAAGCATGTGGTCAAGATGATCTTGGAGTATGCACAGCTACTCAGCACAGCGCATCGTATACTGGACGGTGACGAGTGGGCAGATCGTGTAGGCTTATACAAAGCAACGCACAAGAACCACCCGTCTGCTATCTGGGCCAGAGAATCAGCAGGTAATTATTTCTGGTTGAATAAATTGTTTCAGGAACTATGTAAGGAGTACACCAAACGCTATGATAAAATACATGGCAGTCAAATCAGGTTGGGCGACTACTTATATGTCTTACCAAGCTCTTTGAATGAAGGCTTTGAAGGCATTGAGACAGGCTTAACAGAGCCGCCGCAGTGTATGCCTGATTACTGTAAGGCAGAGGGTGATGCCGTCATGGGGTATCGTAACTACTACATCAGAGAGAAGTCATACATGGCACGTTGGAACTTTACACCGGAGCCAATCTGGTATACCATTGGCATGGCAGCAGAGGTGGCGAAGGCAGCATGAACGCATGGTATGATATAATAGAGGAACAAGAATATGGAAATGAAAGTGTTCGATCAGGTCTACAACGAGCTAACACTGCTACAACAGGAGGGCGTGGACGACCTAAGCATAGCCGAAGAGTCGCTGATGGCGGCTATGGTTTTTACTATGACTAATGCACCGTCCGTGCTAAACGGATTGTGCTTGATTTCTAACACTTTTAATGGTATAGTAGCAGATCATACGTTAAAAGATATCCAATTTGGAGGAGAGTAACATGAATATTCCTGAGTTCAAAGACATTGAAGACGTTCAGAGGTTTCTTCGCTACGGTGGCGACGAGTGGTGCCGCCCCATGGTAGAGGAGTACATGGAACTTATTGCCTTTGATGCAAAGCCAGAGGACATTGATATTGAAGAACTTAATGGCTGGCTTGAGCATGAACTGATGTCTGTGACCGACGGCTACAGGGATTGGGGCGATGAACACTCTTGAGGCAATAGAGGAGGCACTAGAGATATTGAGCCAGCTTCAACTAAATGGCTCGGTAAAACTAACAGACAGTGACAAATTGTCACAGTGTATTCAACAACTACATCAAATCCGTTTCAACCTAAAGATGAAAGAGAACCAAAATGTTTAACCATGATGTACTTAACTTTCGTGTAGAGAAGTTTTCTCTTGGTGCGTTTAACCTTCCCCACGAAGGAACTGGAGGAATGATTGACCCCTCACTGGGCGTAGGTCTGCGTCGAACTGATACCGGAGAACCTATTGCTATTGTGTCTGACGCATACGAACCAGTACAGTATCTTGATCTTGTAGAAAATCTTGAACAGTCTATTGCTATGTCAGGTATTGATCTTGATGGTGCTGAGTTTGAAACCAATGTGATTGGTCATGGCGAACAGCTAGAACTTACTGCCAAGTTCAACGCCGAAGCTACTACCATTGATGGAAGGAATGACTTGGTTACACCACAGTTCAAGTTCCGTACCAGCCACAACAGAACATGGGCTAACAACGGGATGATGGGATACTTCCGATCAGCCTGTTACAATACTCTTGTTGATGGTAACAAGCTGGCCTATGTGTATGGTCGTCACTCAAAGAACTTCTCTGTCACCAGCTTTGCCAGTAAGATCAGGGCTGCATCTGACTTCATTGCCAACGATGGTATGGATCAGATGAAAGTGTGGTATAATACAACGGTTGATCGTGACACTGCGATCTCACTGTTCAGCAATACACTTGCAAAGCGTATGGACAATGTAAGCAAAGCACAGGTGCCTAACAAGGTGATGCTCTCCAACCTGATGAAAACATTTGACGAAGAGAACCGTCACATCATTGGGAGGGGTAACTATGAGAAGTATGGACAGCGTGAAGAAGGCACACTATGGACTGCGTATCAGGCAGCTACAGCATGGTCTACCCATGTACCTAAAGCTAACACCCGTGTACTGCGTGAAGACAAGGTACGTAAGATGTTGGCATCACCACACTGGAAAGAATTGGAGACAGTATAATGTATAAGTGGAATTACAACGAAGAAATAACCGCAGAAGAATTTATAAAAAGATTAATCCCTCTAGTCTGTGATCCTGTAGAAACTATGCAGGACTGTGACGGTGATCTTCTTATGTCTGAATTTTCTAAACTTTTAGACGCTTCACGACAACTACAATACGCCAAGAGGCAGGACGCTGTTAGAGAGGATTTATAAAGCAATGGCAAAGAAGGCTGATGGTAAGTATGATCCAACACAACATCGGATCAAGAAGCGTACATCAATAGGGGCGGGAAATTTATCCCGTCCCAAAAATAAACACAAGAAGCTTAATTGGAAAAAGTATAGAGGACAAGGTCGATGAACTTAGACTTGATAAGAATACTTATTGATATATTATTCGCAGGAATAACGTAATGTCATACATCATAACTCAATCTCAAGACGACATGGTTACGGACATAGATAACTTTGATGCCATGATGGACGAGGAGAAGGAAGAAGTATATATCTTTAAACACTATGAAGATGCTGTTGCTTATCTGATGTGTTATGGTATACGAGAACTATCCACAGGGTTTCCCTTTAATATAAAGATAGAGAAACTACAATGAAGTACATTGGTATTGTTCTATTTGCTATCTTACTAGTAACTATTAAAAGTGTAGTAGTAAAAGCCGATGAACTATCTTGTCTCGCAGAAGCAGTATACTTTGAGGCACGGTCAGAACCGTTTGTTGCACAGCTTGCGGTAGCTAATGTTATCCTTGCACGAGTAGAGTCGCACAGATATCCTGACAATGTATGTGACGTAGTGCGTCAATCAAAGAAGTGGAAAGGTAAACCAATACGAAACAAGTGTCAGTTCTCCTATTGGTGTGATGGCAAGCCAGAAACTATAGCCAATGTCGATGCTTACCGAGAGTCTGTCAGCGCATCAGAACTGGCTCTCAAGGGTGTTGTCCTGAGCCAGACAGGAGGAGCTACTCACTACCATGCCGCCTATGTTACACCGTACTGGGCAACCGATGAGGACTTCATGGTGCTGGGTCAGGTCGGTAGTCACATCTTTTATCTTGACACTCGTAATTAACAGGAGTATAATATGTCCGACAAACAGCTACAGTCTGCTTGGGAAACTCTAAACACCCATGTTAAACAACTGAAAGGTAGAATAAGAGAACAGGAAAACACAATTAAACAATTAAGAGAAGAGCTATCAAAAGCAAAACAAGTAGAGGCAAATACCAAATGGGTAGAACACGATGACAAAGGTGTACGACTTTGATTGGCACCGGCTACAGAAAGAAAATATTCTAAGAGAAAGTCTTGGATATTCTGTAGAGGTCTGGCAGCTAATGAAAGAGTCAGGCTATAATGTTAATAGTGTTGAAGACAGGAACCAATTTTTTAAAGACCTAGAGGATTTAGACTGATGAGTAGAAACCTTTGGCAGAAAGAACGAAAAGAGTTGTTTCGTTCGCTGGTGGGACAGTACAAGTCCGAAGGCTATAACGACAAAGAAGCAAAGAGGCTGGCCCGACTAGAGGCTGACGAGATTATGGACGACAAAGAAAGTTTCATAGAAAATATCTGGGAGGAGGCCTACGATGACAGTTGAACTGATAGACCACATGGGTAGTGATCTGTCTGTGGTTAACGCAGCAAGAGTTAGCTTCAATAAAGAGAGCAAGAAACTATCAAGCGGAGATGCCAAACTAATACAGTATCTGGCAAAGCATAATCATTGGACACCCTTTGGTCATGCCTCCGCACAGTTCAGGATCAAAGCCCCTGTCTTTGTAGCACGTCAGTTGATGAAGCATCAGGTAGGTCTGGTCTGGAACGAGGTCAGCCGCCGCTACATTAAGACAGAGCCAGAGTTCTGGAAGCCTGACTACTGGCGGCAAGCGTCCGACGATATCAAGCAGGGTTCGCTCAGAAAGAGAGTAGCATCGCAGACTGTGATGAATTATATGTTCAGTGATGCAGAGCGCCACTGTGCTGATGCCTACAAAGCTATGATTGACTCTGGCGTATGTGCAGAACAAGCCAGAGCAATACTACCACAAAGTCTATTGACAGAGTGGTACTGGTCTGGTACACTTATGGCTTTCGCTAGAGTTGTTAAGTTACGCAACGCCAAAGATGCACAGCTAGAAACGAGAGCGATTGCAAAGGAGATTGATACTCACATGAATGAACTTTTTCCTGTATCATGGAGTGCGTTATGTGGAAGCTAATATTGAAGAAGGAGTTTTGTGATGTGGTTGTCAAGAATTTTCGCACGAAAAAAGAAGCCGAAGAAGAGCTACGAAACAGAGATAACCTCACTCAACATCTTACCCGCACATCTGCAAGAGGAATATATGAAATCCAAAAAGGATAGAGAGATGGAAGTTCTTATTGAAGTATATAAACCAAAAACACGAGGCAAGATGGAGACATCTTTCAAAGCAGCATGGCGTAGCCTTGAAAGAGTTGACCAGATTGAAACGCTGATATCACTGGAGAAGGAGTTAGCAGCAGAGCGAAGAGAAATATCTTTGGAACTGTATCAAAATAGCAAAGGTAAATGGTAAACTTAATTGAGTCTTAGTAGTGAAGTTTCTACGAAACTACTAAGGCTCAATTAATTTGGAGAAGTTTATGGAAAACAAAACGCATCAACCCTGTCCCGATTGTGGATCATCCGACGCACTGGCGTACTACGATTGGGGTACGAAATGTTTTAGCTGCGATGAAGCGAAGCCTTACAAGAATGGAAACCAAATGCAACACACACCTGCACCCAAAAAGATTGTTAACATGAACCAGCAAGCCAAGAACTTTATTGTTTCTGATATTCCTGATCGTAAGATTACTTTAGATACCTGTAAGCGTTATGGTGTGTCGGTTGCCAAGGACGGTAACATGGTCACCGAACATATGTATAAGTATTACGACAAGGATAGCAACCACATTGGAACTAAGTTCCGCCGCACCAGCGACAAGCAGTTCTGGTCGGAGGGCAACCTGTCAGATGCAGGTCTGTTTGGTCAGAACATCTTCGGTCAGGCAGGTAAGTTCATTACTGTATGTGAGGGCGAGCTAGATGCCATGAGCGCATACCAACTTCTTGGATCAAAGTGGCCGGTGGTATCTATCAAGAATGGCGCACACTCCGCACTGAAGAACTGCCGTCAGGCGCTGGACTACCTCAATAAGTTCGACACGATTGTCCTGTGCTTCGACAACGACCAGCAAGGCAAAGATGCACAACAGGCCGTGGCAAAACTGTTTGAGCCTAACAAGTGCAAGATTATGAACCTTGAACTGAAGGATGCCAACGAGTATCTGAAGGTTGGTCAACGTGAGAAGTTTGTGCAGACATGGTGGAACGCACAGACCTACACACCAGCAGGTATTATCAACCTTGCTGATCTTGGACGTAGCTTGTACGAAGAGACGCATAATCAGACCTGTCCCTATCCTTGGCCCAAGCTGAACGAGAAGACTTATGGTATGCGTACCGGAGAGCTTATCACGTTCACCTCTGGCGCTGGCATGGGCAAGTCCAGTATCATGCGTGAGCTAATGTATCATCTGATGCACAATACTGAGGAGAACATTGGCGTCCTTGCCATGGAGGAGAACACCAAGCAGACCGCTTTCAATCTCATGAGTGTGGAAGCTAATGCACGTCTGTACATCAAGGAGATTCGTGAACAGTACACACAGGAACAGCTTGATGAGTGGCAAGAAAAGACACTTGGCACCGGCAGGTTCTATGTGTTCGATCACTTCGGAAGCATGGACAACGATGAGATTCTGAACCGTGTACGGTACATGGCAAAGGCTCTCAACACCAAGTGGATTATTCTTGACCACCTTTCTATTCTTGTGTCCGGTCAGGAAGACAACGGCGACGAGCGTAAGTCTATTGATATTCTCATGACTAAGCTTCGTTCTCTGGTTGAGGAGACGCAGATTGGTTTGCTTCTTGTGTCACACCTTCGCCGCCCCGCTGGTGATCGTGGGCATGAAGATGGTCGTGAGATTACTCTGTCACATCTGCGTGGGTCTGCATCTATTGCACACCTTTCGGATGCCGTGATTGCTCTGGAGCGTAATCAACAGGCAGAGGATGAGGTAGAGGCAAACACTACCACCATTCGCATTCTCAAGAACAGGTACACTGGTGAGACGGGCGTTGCTTGCTACTTGCATTACGACTCCAACACTGGTAGAATGACGCAGGTAGATAACCCATTCGTGGAGGACGAAGATGAATAAACAAGATAATCTAGAGCCACTTTGGAATAGACATAATAAAGACTACGGATTTGAAGAAGAGTCTTATGTTCTAACAATTAAACTGGTAGGTACAGTTATGGGTACAGGAATATCAGAAGAACATGCTCTTTCTAAAATACAGAAGATGTTCTATTCTCAGCTAGGAGGAAGAGATATAATTGATTTGTTTACTAAACTAAATGAAAGTGAAGTAGGCATTGGCTTTGAAGCGAAACACTTCCCACATGAAGATTGGATGGACGAAGATGTCTGAGGTTAAAAAGAAGTTTGACAAAGCATTGTATGATGTGGCCGATAAGGCTGCGAAAGATGCTATGGTTACGTGGTTAAAACAAAATGATCACAACAATATAGATACTAATGAAACAACTTACTTTGATATTGTCAGCACTGTGTCACCCGACTTACCCCGACATTTGTACGAGGTAGAGGTAAAGTATTCATGGAAAACTCCTTGGCCCGACTCGTGGGCTGAGATACGAATACCATATAGAAAGAAAAGATTGCTTGACAAATGGAAGAAAGAATGCGATAATGATCTCCTTACATTCGTGGTCTTTCGTAACGACTGTACACAGGCATGGTTCATTGACGGTGACACTGTGCTGAACTCAGAAGTTAAGGAAGCATCCAACCGCAACATTAGGAAGGGCGAACAATTCTTTCACATACCAACAGCAGATGCATACCTAGTGGATATGAAAAATGAAAGCAGTAGTGGACATAGAGACTGATGCTATCAATGCAAAGAAAATACATTGCATAGTCGCACAGCATTATGAGACGGGCGAGATACGTAAGTGGATAGGTGACGAGTGTAAAGAGTTTGGTGACTGGTCTAAAAAGATTGACCAGTTTATTATGCACAATGGCATTAGCTTTGATGCACCATTGCTAAACAAATTCACCGGCTCATCTATCACACCGCTACAGGTTCGAGACACGCTGCTTGAGTCGCAGCTATTCAATCCGGTGCGAGAGGGCGGTCACTCACTGGAGTCGTGGGGCGAAAGACTTGGCTTTGCAAAGCTTGACTTCCATGACTTCAGTGAGTTCTCTCCCCTCATGTTGGAGTACTGTCAGCGTGATGTCGAACTGACACGCAAGCTTGCACAAACTTTAGAAAAGGAAAAGAAAAGGTTTTCTAATCAGTGCTATGATCTCGAACGAAACATCCGTATTATAATCGACAGACAGCAGGACAATGGCTTTGCTTTTGATCTTATGAAAGCACAGCTACTGCTTGCCAAACTTGAGGACGAGCAACACGAACTCGAACGAAACGCACAGGAAGAGTTTGAGCCTACGATTGTAGAGTTAAAGACAAAAACTAAAGAGATACCATTTAATATTGCCAGCCGTAAGCAGATAGCTGATCGACTGATGCAGCGTGGATGGGAGCCGGATAAACTTACAGACAAAGGCAATGTGATTGTCAATGAAGATGTTCTATCCAAGATTGATATGCCAGAAGCACAGATGTTTAGTAGATACTTTCTGCTACAGAAAAGAACAGGACTTCTCAAGGCATGGATCAAAGAGTGTGGAGAGGACATGCGTGTTCGTGGTAGGGTGCTAACACTCAAGACTATTACAGGACGTATGGCACATCACAGCCCTAACATGGCGCAGGTTCCTGCTGTGTACTCTCCCTATGGTAAAGAGTGCCGTGAGCTATGGACTATCTCTAACCCTGACACCCATCAGCTTGTAGGTACGGATGCCAGCGGTCTTGAACTCAGATGTCTGGCTCACTACATGAACAACGCTGACTTCACTAACGAGGTTCTTACAGGTGATGTTCATACCGCCAATCAACGTGCGGCAGGACTGTCCAATAGAGATCAGGCAAAAACTTTTATCTATGCTTTTCTCTATGGCGCTGGTCCTGCAAAGATCGGTAAGATAGTTGGAGGCGGTACTGGCAAGGGACAGAAGCTTATATCTAAGTTTCTTGCTAACATGCCAGCACTGCGTACACTACGATCTAATATACAAGAAGCTGCACAGCAAGGCAGCATACCCGGCCTTGATGGTAGGCGTCTTATGATCCGGTCAGAACATGCAGCACTTAACACTTTGCTTCAGGGTGCTGGGGCTATTGTCTGTAAGCAGTGGCTTGTAGAGATAGACAAACGGGTAAGGAAGTCTGGCCTAGATGCCAAGCTGGTAGCGTCTGTACATGACGAATACCAGTTTGAAGTAGCGAAGCCAGACATAAACAGGTTCACTAAGATAACTAAGGAGGCTATGTATCAAACACAGAAAGTATTCAACTTCAAGTGTGATTTAGATTCTGATTATAAAGTTGGAAATAATTGGGC